TGGCAGTAATGCTTACCGTACCCTCTGCGGTCTGGTCACCCTTGGTAGCCTTGATTGCCCAAGTACCCGCCTTGCCGACGGTAAACACAGCCGTACCGGTGCTCGTCTTGGTCAATACCGTACTGCCGAGCGTAGCCGTTACCGTCGAGCCACTGTCTACGGTTACGGTAATCGTAGACCGGAATTTCTCAAGCGCCACCGCCAGCGCCGTGTAGTAGTCCTTGGTTGTAACCTCGGTTGTATACGTCGTACCGGACAGCGCAGCACTTAGGGTGTAGGTAGTGTTAATGCCGAGTACGCTTACAGTTGCCGTCTTGCTGCTGTCAACCGTGCCGGTGTAGGTTTCGCTACCGCCCTTGAGCGTCCATACCTGACCGACAAAATCGCTTGCAAACGTCAGCGTAATATAAGAACCGCCGCCACTCGATGCATCAACTGCACCCGGAACATTGTCAGCCGTAAAGCCTACAAGCTGTCCTTTCTTACCCCTTAACCCATCCTGTTTACTGTCCCATGTAGCTTCCTTTTCGATTACCGCGCCGACCGCAGAATCAATCTGTGCGCCGGTGTGCGAAGAATTGTAAGCCATGCCATCACTCCTTCATGCAGAGAAATTCGTTTCCGTCCGCGTCGAGCATGGTTTCGTTGCTGTCAGACGGGATAAAGCCCCAGTTGTCGTTCCAACTGCCATCCATACCCTGTGCGTAGAGGGAAATGCGGTAAGTGCCATCGCCAGAGAGTAGGAAATCATCGTAGACCTCGAACTGACGTTGCGTTACAGCAGGAGTTTGGGAGAAGGACGCAATGAGCGTCCCTCTCCCTCTGCCCCATTCCTCGCCGGACTTCGTAGCGCGGCATTCAAATGCCTTGTACGGAATGTCCGACTGAAATGCAACAATCACCTTGTCGAAGCCAGAAACCGCCGAAATCCTCTCTCCCGTGATGGAAAAAGTCAGATTTGGAGCTGCCATTTACGCCACGCTCCAAGTACCGGCAGCGTTCTTTACGAACACCTTGATGATCTTCACGCCGTCACCGGAAGATGCAGCTTCGAGGTCTGCGCCGTTGATAGTGACATTGATTGCAGTGTCGGCCTTGTAGCCGCCCTCAGTGCCGCTGGTGTTGGTAGAACCGGAAGTAACCGGAATCTGCGTACCGGCGTTTTCAAGGCTGGATTCACTCGGAACAACCTTGATTTTGTATTCCTCGAAGTCCGCGTTTGCAGAGAACGAGAACGCAGATACGTTGAAGGTTGCCACCTTAGAAATCTTGCTCTTGTCCGGGCCGGTAATCGTAACAACCGGAACGGCGGTATCCAGAGTAATCTTTGCAGTAACAGTTGCGGTTTCGTTGCCTACGTCGTCTCGTACCTTAATAGATACGGTTTTCTGGCCGTCGCCAGTGGTCAGCGTGATCGCCTTAGACTTTACAAACGTTGCCCATGCCGCTTCGGCTTCCGTTGCTGCACCTGCTACGCCCCAAATCTTCATCTGGTAGCCGGTCGTTACGCTGTCCGTCAGACCAATCGTAGCCGTTACTGCCGTACTGGTTGCATATGCAGCACCGTTGTTCAATTTGAGGGTAAGCCCGGCAGGCGCGGTCGTATCCAGTGTTAAATTAAAGAAAGATGCCATGTTTTACACTCCTTTTGTGTTTAATTCAAGGTAAAGGTAGGAACTCTTGCGGCGATAGAGCAGTTCCTCGCCCAAATACGCCTCGTAAATTCCCATCTTTCCTAAGAAATACGCGATAATGCTTTTGTCTCCGATATACATTCCGTCACCCCGTTATCAGATAAAGCACAGTTTCATCGTGCTTTTCGATGGCGTCATACTCTGCACGGGTCAAAACGCGAATAGCGGAAACATCATTTGAAAACACATTGCCATGCCCGCCGCCCGATGCAGGTACGCCGGTATCTTCTTCGCCAATCCACCAGTTACCGTTGTCTCCGATGAACGGAGTTAAGCCCTTCGCGCTTACGCCCGTGTCCTTGCCTGCAATTACCCAGTTGCCGTTATCGCCAATGGTCGGGTAAGTGTTGGCAAGCGCTTGCATTCGCTTTTCAAATTCGGTAAACGCTGTCGGAATTTCCGGCCAGTGTGCGTCACCGCTCATCGTAGGCGGGATGTATACATGGATGCCGTTTGTGCTGCGCGTTTTCTCGCCCTGCGTGCCGTGTAGCTCAAAAGTGTACTCACCTGCAACGGGCAAATTCTGTGCAGTCAGCAAAACCGAAATTCCGGTTTCATCCTGCTGCATCGGCAGAATGTCCATGTTCCCACCTGCTGACACATACATTTCCCACGTCCAGTCAGGCGGGAGATCGCCTGTAACTGTGATGGAGCGCGTCAGATTATCATGCTGGCGGGCAAGCACTTCACAATCTGCGGTCAGCTCCCAGTTGTTGAAATAGATCATGTGTTCTTGCCCTCCAATGCCGCGACACGCGCAGTCAGTGCGTCTAATGCCGCTTTGAGTGCATCGTTTCCGGCTGAGGTGTCGTTTACCTTATCGACTGCATTATCAATATCTTCGCCACTGTAACGGCTTGTATAGTAAGTATCAGCCATTAAACAACCAACCTCCTTCCGTATTTGTCTGAAATGATTTTGCCGTTTTTATCGCGGACTGCACCGGAAGCAGAAAGCGCTTTAGGCAGGCGATAATAAATAAGAACGCAACCCGGTGCACCGTCAGTCCCGCTCGTTCCTGCTCCGCCTGCTCCTCCAGATTCTGATGAATAAGTTGCGTTGAGCGTTACAGCGCCTACACCGCCGCCGCCACCGCCACCGTGTCCGCCGTGTCCACCAGCGCCGTATATAGTCGGTGCTATAATTGCATCTGGAGTTCCACCGTTTCCTCCTGTGTAGCCATGAATTGTTCGCAGGCCGCCACTGTTCATAATGGCATTTCCGCCATCCGAACCATTTATGCCATACGCAGCGCCACCGCCGCCACCGCCAGAACCGCCTACAACGGTTCCATCTCTTTTGGTTCCACGAACGCCAGTTCCACCCTTTCCTCCGAGATATGTTAAAACATCGCCTCCCGGACTGCCGCTCACCTTTTCATCGGTGCTTGGAACACCTCCATCACCGCCATCTGCGCCTGTGATTCCATCGGTTCCCCATACACCATACGTTATTCCCATTGTCGGTTCAGAAAATCCCTCAGAAGATGATGCGCCATCTTGCGATGTATATCCCGCGAAAGAAGTGTCCGTGCCAGCTGTTCCTGCATTCACAGTATCAGAGGAATATTCTCCGCCTACTCCTTTAACGCCGATTTTTGCATTGAATTGATCGTTTGGAGTTACTTTCAGTTCGATAGTATAAATTTTTCCGCCCTTGCCTGCGGTTCCTCCTTTTCCTCCTTTTCCTCCTTTTCCGGGGCGTGGAGTTCCGTTGGTATTGGTAGCTTCATCTGTACTTTCGCCGTTTTCACCGCGTTCGCCTGAATCGCCGCCTGCACCGCCGCCAATCAGAACAATACGGACACTTGTAACTCCATCCGGCACAGTCCACGTCCCGTCTTTGGTCAGAACCTCAACCGTATCGTAATACTCCTGTTCGCCGATATCCTGCGGCTTATATCCAACTAATACGCTTTCCTGCGCTGCCAGTTTTCCAGACACGGTAACGTCTGCGCTTTCAACACATCCGGTCACTTCACCGCCGTAAGGGTGCGAAATCTGCACCACATCGCCGGGAGTTTCGCGTTTGATAGCGATTTTATTATTGATGCGCTCATTGTGGCTGTAATATTCGGCAAGGCGTTCCGCAACGGCGTTTGCGTTTACCAGAGATACGAGCGTTGCGTTCTCAACCTTTACCGTGTTGTCCGACTGTTCAACCAGACTGCGACTGCGGGTGTTTGTCGGGGTGATAATCTGCCGCGTAACATGGGTGTACTTCTTGCCATTCAGCACACCAGAACCAGCGGTAACGATAGCGTAGTTTGCGCCGCTTTCTGTGATTTCAAAACCTGTGGCTTCGAGGTCATAGCACGGGTCGTCAAACGTGATCTTATCGCCCGCTGAGGTCGTGCCGTTGAACAGTTCCGTAACTTCCGTTGTGCTCTGCGAATAGGCGTGCTCGGTAACGATAACTTCCGTAACCGGCGTTGCATACTCCACCGAGCCGCCTGCGTACATTTCGCTTGCGGTGATTTCGCTCGACTGTCCGTCCCACAAGCCCTCGATACGGATTGCGCCATTGTAGTCCACTTTCAGCGTTGCGCCGATAGCAAACAGCACTTGTGCGAGGTTTTCGCGCCGTGTTGCGATAGGCAGCCAGCCATACAGCTTGATGTTGGCAATGTTCGACTTCACATAGCAGGTCAGCGGTGAGCAAATGTCCGTACAAACTTCGCGCACGGTTTCGCCGGTATAGATACCGCCGTCGTGGTAGGTTTCATCCAGCAGGCCAACGGTCGAGGTGCAGGTAAAGTGGTAAGTGTTGATAGAGGTGCGAGAGATCGTCTGCACATAAAAAATCCCCATCTGATTTCCGTCATGGTAGAAAGTCAGTGGGGTGTTACGGATAAACTCCGTTAAACTGGTATCGTCCGACTGCACATCAAATGAAAACGTGTCGATTTCCAGCGAGGCACTGTTCAGCGGACGCGCATAGTACGCATTTCCGCTGATTACATCGTGTGCATCGAACGTGCGGTCAAGATATGTGATTGTATTGGTTCCCATGTGTCACGTCCTTTGCGGTGCCATTGCGATAAACTGAACGGAAAGCCCCGTCCAGTATGCTTCTCCGGGTTTCTTGCGAATGAGGTTATCTTGTCCAGCAGTAACATATGCGTTAAACGTAAGCGTGCTCTGTGCATACGGAACAACAATTCTGTGACTGTCCTGCGGTGCACTCAGAACCTCGTACAGCGCATCGTAGTCGCCGTACTTGCCAACTGCGGGAAGAATCGTAATCTCGTAGTTGTAAAACGTACCGATAATGTCGCGAATCATTGCGCCGCTGAGCGTTCGCTCTGCGTTCTCGCCGTCAAGCACCTGAAATTTACGGGTAAGCCCCGTAACAAGGACGTTGTATTTCTTGCCGTCTACGGTAAGTTCCATTTATGCACCTCCTGTTACAAGGCTCACGCCGCGCCGCCGCGTTTCGCCGCTGTTGTACGGGCCGGTAATGCGTGCAAACTTCGCGCCGTCGATGTAAAGCTCGATAGGCTGACTACTGTTTCCAGTGCCGCCACGCGCATCCAGTGCCGCGTTGAACGCATCAATCATGGTGGACAGCGGGGTTTCCACGTTCACGCCGCTTTTCTGATCGCCCAGCAGAGCGAGAAATTCACTGTTCGGGCTGATAACCGCACCATTTGCAAGGGCGGGAATGTCAAGCGAATACGCGGCAGTTGGAGAATCCAGTGAAAATGCGCTTAATCCGCCGCCCAATGCGCCAACAAGCGACGAAATACCACTTCCTATGCCACTTCCAATTTTGCTAATCAGATTAAGGACAAAGGAAATAGCGTCGCCCAGTTTCGTAATGGTATCCGTCAAACCCTCAATAATAGAGATCACAGAAAAACCGATAAACTGAACGATAGGTTTGATAATGCTCCAAATCGTTTGCAGAATCGGAGCCAGCGCAGATACTACCTTGTATATTGCCTGCAACGCCGCCGCAAGAAGATTGAGGATTGCCGGAGCAGCTTCTTCGATAGTCCAGCTTGCAAGCGGAAGTAAGACGTTCTCCCATGCCCACGCAAGGCCGTTCACAATCAGGTCTACAACCGGTTCGAGCGCTGCCATGAAATTGTTAAATGCCGTGACAAGAGGTTCAAAATTCAAACCGCTCGCCCAATCCGCCGTTGCCTGTGACATTTTATCAATTCCGGCTAATACATCATCAATGATTTTGAGGATACTCTCCCAAATAGCTACGCCATTCCCGTTGTATTCCCACGCAGATTGCAGGTTTTCAGCCAGTGATTTTATCGCATTTTCAATATTCGTGATGATGGAAAGAATATTCGAGAAGATACTTTCGCCTAACCCTGCATCAGTCCAAGCCGCAATAAACGCTTGACCGATAGAATTAACGAGGTTTACAACCGCCGTAATCATTTGTATCAAGGTGTTTATCATCGTTTGTCCGGCATTACCATCATTCCACGCAGCTAAAAACGCTTGCCCGATTGCGCTAATTGCCTGAACCACCGTGGTAATGAGGGTCATAATGCTTTGCAGCATGATTTGTCCCGCGTTACCATCGTTCCATGCTGCAATGAACGCCTGACCAATAGATGTGATAATCTGAATTATCGTATTCAGCAAGTTCATAATTGCTTGCAGCATCTGTTCGCCCGTGTTGTTCGTGTTCCACGCATTGGTAAATGCCGTTGCAATGGCGGTAATCAGATCGAAGATGGTTTGCAGCAGCAGTTGAATGTTGTTAAGCGTTTCAAGTCCGGTTCCGTTCGTCCAGATTGCCATAAACGACTGACCGATAGCAGAAACCATGTCTTTCAGCGCAGAAAGAGCGTTCTTTGCGCTTTCAATAGTCTGCTGTCCGTACTGCGCCCACGAATCCTGAAATACCTTCCAGAAGTCAGTGAGCCATTGTGGTGTCTGATTTTTTGCTGCGGAATAATCCGTATCAAACTTAGGTGCGCTCGGGTCGGTCGTGTTATTGCTGTTATTGGTTAATTTCTGGACTGTATCGAACGATGCAAGAGCCTTTTCAGCTTTCTTCGCAGACGATGCCGTGGAATCCAGTGCATCCGTTTGCTTGTTCAGTTCCTTTGCATTTTCCTGCGCCTGCTGTGCGGTCGTACCGAACACGGACGCGATAAACTGCGCCATCTGTGCCGTTACCTGTGCAAGAGCCTGCATCAACTTATTTAGCCATGGAATGATAGATTCATAGATAGGCTGGAACGCTGTCAGCAGGTTGCTTTTCACCTGTCCGAACGACTTTGCAAACGTCTCGTTCGCAAGCAGAGCCTTGCCCAAACGGTCAGCCATTGCCGTAAGCGCTTTGGAAATCAAGTTGAAGAACAACGCGCCCGCAACGATAGAACGCAGACGTACACCGAACGACTGTACGCCGCCCGTTGCTTTCTTCATGGACTTTTGGCTGGAACGTCCGAAATTGGAGAATTTGGCTTTGAGCTTGTCAATCGCTGCGCCCAATTTTCCGCCGAGAAAATTTTGCAGACTTCCGACAGACGTTTTCAATCCAGCGCCTAAACCCGCAACAACTCGTTTCAGCTTAGCCATTTTGGAATTTGTCTGACTTACGAAGTCATTCATTTCCGACTTGGACTGTTTCAGCCCGGCCTTCATGTTGCCTAACTGCGTCGTCTCATTGTCAAGGCTTTTCCGTACATTCTGACCGGCGCTGCTCATCGTGGACGATTGCTTGATCTCGGCAAGCTGTTGTTTCAGTTGTGCCGCTTTATCATCTGCGTTTCGCAGGGCTTCGCCCAATTTATCCGATTCAGCAACAAGCGAATTCAGCTTTTGCGCCGATTCCGAGAATTCCTCCTGTGGGATTGCGCCCGTTGCCGCCTGTTTCAGTTTGGTGTTGTAATCGCTCTGAGCCTTTTCAATCTCAGCGTTTACTTCATCCAACCGAGCAGCCAGACGTGCGGCTTCTTTCTCCGTTGCTGCAAGGTCGGCTTGCATTTTAATGCCCTTTGTGCCACCAGCAGCTACCTTATTCCACTGTTCAGCAAGTTTTTGTATCTTTGCGGCTTGTTTATCTACGGCGGCTGATTGCTTTTCAATGTCTTTCGTCATTTGTGCAATCTGCTTTTTCGCTTGTTCGTCGCTTACAGTAGCGTCGATTCTGATAGAGCCATCCGCCATTTATTCACCGCCTTTCTAATTGATCTGCGCCCAAAAAGCGTCAATAGCTTCCTTTTCCTCTTCGGAAAGTGCGGGTGCAGGGGTTAAATTACGTTTGAGACGTTCGTATTCCTGTTTCTGTTTTCCCTTCATTTTGCTTGTGTCCGTGCCTCTGATTTGCAGGGCATGAGACATTGCCGAATCTTCGTTAAGGCTTTCCATCATTGCCATAAACTCAAACCAGTGCAGATTGACCTTGTGCAGCTCAATGCCGAACGTCTGCCGGAACGATGCGTACAACCGTGCAGAATCGAAATCGAACCACATCATGCGTTTACCGCCGGGTTCAATCTCTCTATCGTCGCCACAGCGAACAAACCACTGCAAACCTTCCAGTGCAATGTCAATGGGCGGCATCCCTGCTCCGTAAAGCAAGGATAATGCCACCCATACACGGTCATTATCGCTTAAATTCGGGTCGTCCAGTGCAAGGGAAATCTGAATGCCGATTCTGTAATCCGTGCGAATCAGATACCCCTTGTAAGAGCTTGGCAGGCGGTCGAGCAGCATGTTAAACACTACCGACACGCTCCGCGCTGTACTTGCTCATGTTTGCTGCACGCTTCTCAACGTGGCTGTCAATGATGGGGGTAAGCTGTGCGAAGAAATCAAGGAACTGGTCGGAGGACGGAAGCACCGCACCAAACACCTTCGCGCAAGTATTTTCGCCAATCAGCGCGTCGATTTTGTCCCTAACGTCTTTGTCAAACGCCACGATATCGTCCAGAGTGTCCAGAACGTCGCCTTTCTTCTCAGAAATAGCCGTTGCCTTGTCTTTGATTTCATTCAGCAGGTCGAAAAAGCCTTTGACAAAGCTATCATCAGACAGCGGAAGGGAGATCGTCTCTCCCTTGTCGTTGACTTCAATAACCTTTACGCCGCTGTTTACGCGGATACTATCCATTCCTCGTTACCTCCTTATACGGATACGTTCGCAGTGAATACCGGTGCGCCGCCAGTGATTTTAACAGTGCCCGGAATCGGGTCGCCTACATAGTTCAGCGTATATTCCAGCGTCGGGGATTCGCCGCCTGCGCCGCCGTAGGTATCAACCTGTACAGATACTTCCTGTACTTCTGCAACGTAGGTTGCAGTGTCGCTGTCACTGGTAGCATTCCACATGTCCACATTCAGCAGCCATGCGTGGGAATCTGCCAGAGTAGCACGAGCGCGACGCTTCTTGTCGATAAACTCAAACACGTCGTCGCCCTTGGTGCACTGCTGAGAAACGCTCATGGTCGGCTGATAGCCGGTAATCTCAGTAGTTGCAGAATCAGAAATAATGTCCTGCTCAGTCTCGGTCTGTGCACCGTAGTCCGTAGATGCTTCGGTTACGTTCTTGCCGATTCGCGCCCACTTTGCAGTGGAATACTCACCCATTTTATCAGTGGTATCCAGAAAGTGTGCAATCAGAGGACGTTTAATCTTTTCAGTTGCCATTTTTACACCTCAACTTCATAGTTAATGGTTAAGAGAATTTGGTAATCCTCGGTTAAATCTTCGTATCGAGCGATAAGCCCCGCAGGGGTCGTTCGCTCAACAGATGTGACGGTCATTCCCTCGCCGAGATCAGGCGGGTTTTCTTCCGCCCATGCTCCTAGCTCATTCAGCAAGGATTCAACGTCAAGACGTTCCTCACTGTCGGTCGGCAGGGCACGATACATCACGCCGAACGGGTACTGTGCAGCATATCCGCCGTCAATGTACTGTGCGGTTTTATACGCGCTCTGTACACTGGTAAGCATCATGCCTGACCGTTCCGGTGGGAGATATTCAAACTCGATTTCGGGAGCATAGCCTTTCAGCCATAAAAGAACAGCCCGTGAAACACCGTCTTGTTCACGAGCTGTTACCGTGTTCAATTTCTCACTCATCGGTCAAAATCTTGCGCACTCCTTCCATCCAGCGCGTTTCATTCAGCGCCTTGCTTGCCTCAAACCAGTGAGAACGCGCGTTCTTGTGCATCCCCTTGCTGTATTTGAGGTTCCGATCTGTCAACGCCTTGCGTGTGCCCTTGGGTGCAAACGTGCTGCCGTTTGCCGGGTCGATCATCACCTTGCCGTAATACTGGAATCGTGCATAGGGAGAGGCGTACACGATGGTATTCCCCTGCCGGTGCACATTCATTGCCAGCGCTCCGGTTCGCGCGGGAACAAACTGATCGGTGTCCTTGATGATTTCCTCACAAAGCCACTTGTTAGCCTTTACGACGCGCTTTTCCAGTACGTTTTTCGGCACTTTCAGATTCAGGGAATAGTAAATCATCGTCCGCCCACCTCCAAATGCTGCAACAGGCCGTAGTCATAGCGCGAAATGCTTGTCACCCGGTATGTCTCGTGCTTCTCACGGCATTTCTGGTAACTGCCCTCATCCGGCACATCGCCACGGGCGAAATAGTCCTTTTCGGGCGATAGCGTAAGTTCGCACGGCAGAGGGATATGCAGCGTGACGGAATCCGCGCTGTTGAGTGCGGTTTTCGTTGCCGCTGTGCCTCTGGTGCTTTCCAGTAACACGCCTGTAAGCACTGTTCGGCCGGACGGCTGAAAGATCGTCACAGTGTGCGGTAATTTCATACTGTCACCTTTGCCCTTTCAAACTGTGTCGGCAATTCTGCCGCTTCGGAAAACGCCTTGTATTCGCGCCGTAACGCTTGCAGACGTATCTTTGCATTGTCGGCTTGCTCGGTATCCCCGGCAGCTTCAAACGCCATCCTGCGCCGTGTCTGCTTCCGCATAGCCGTTTCCAACTTGCGCTGCATCTGCGTCGCTTCGTAGGCGGTGTAAGTCTTGCCCTGATACTCAAACGGCGGCGGGTCGATGTTCTTTAGTTCATCGTCCGTATAGACGCGCTCGGAAACGCCCTCCAAAAACGGATGCCGGTGGTGGTGGCAGTTAGCACCCTCCAGACCGTCAACCTGTCCCAATCCGCAAACCTTGTAGATATTAGGGTACTTGCTGCCGTCTTTCGTGGCGTATACCTTGCCTTGCCAGCGCTTATGATTTGACCAGACGTGCGGTTTGTCCTTATCTCGTGCTCCACGATGGGCTGTCACTTCGTATAAGTCGGTTTCCAACACCTCAGCCGCTTCTTCGGCATACTTGGATGTAACCTGATTCAGACCAGTTACAATAGCACGCCGCGCTGCAACGTCAGCATGGTTCATCCAACCAGACGCATAATCAACCGTGCGGATACCGCTGTCAGCCAGTTCCCGCACTGCATCTTCAAGCGCCTGCTGCACCGTAAATCCGCCAGAGTAAACCTTCATTTCCGCCTTATCAAGCACAGCCTGATACGCTTTTGCGATAGGGCGGAACACGATTTTGCCGTTCGTCTGCACGGCAAAGCCCAAAGAACGGGTAATGTTGCGGTACTCATCGAGCATTTGCTTGCGAATCAGTTCAATTTCTCGCGCCGTCACGATTTCGAGCGGCATTGTAATACCTGCCTTGTCGGACAGCTCGCCGTAATACTCACGGTTCAGCTTTACAGCGCGGTCAAGCGCATCCCGCACTTCCTCTGTGCTGGTTTTGGTATGATTTGCGATACGCCGTTCGATGGTATCCATATCCAGACCGTATGCTTTCAGCGTGCGTATGTCGTTGATCGTTACCTCGTTCAGTTCACCGGTCAACTTGAAGCGGGAGCAAATCTCACGCAACAGGTCATCTTCCATTGCGAGGATTGCTTTCACAAGCGGTTTAGGCGCGTTTTCAAGGTATTCCGGAGTAATAGGATACTTCATCAGCCGATACCGCCATAGAGTAAGCCAGTACCGCACAAATACTGTGCGATAAGTCGTTTTTGCCGATCTTCAATGCTCTGCACCTGTGCAGCAATAGCAGAGTTAGCGCCGTAACTGCGAGACCACGAGCCGACACTCTCAGAGGATACCGCGCCGCCGTCCGTAGAAAAGACGGCGGTTTCTGCGGTTTCCTGATTGTGCATGACTTCTGCCAGCGCACAGTTAAGGCGTTTTACTCGGTGCATTACAGTATCGCTCAGAACGCCGTCAGAGCGTCCGAGCGTTGCGCAAGAGATAATATCCGCCGCTCTCCCTGCTACGCGGTCGTAATCCTTCTCATCAATCAGATTACCCTTGTAACAGGTGCGGTAAAAGTCATAGTTTGCGTACACGGCGGATTGCTCCTTTCTTTACGACGGCAGGGTTACAGTTGCAATGTACAGGCCGCTCGGGTCGGGCAGAACCGGAATAAACATGCCGGATGCCTTAGTCCAGATTGCAACCGGGTCAGGGGTCTGCCACTGGGTCATGGTGATGTACTGGTTCTGCGATGCAGCAGTAAATGCGCCCTGTGCTTCCTCTTCCGGAGTTACACCCCACAGACCGGCGCCGAACGAACCGTTTGCCATGGTTGCGAGGAACGCAATCTTGTTCTTCGGGAAGTAGCGCTGAGTGGTCAGCGTGCCGTCTGCCTTTTCGTAGTTGTAAACCTGATCGTTTACAGTGATGCTCTCAATGCCGAACAGACGGGAGAACAGGCTCGTAATCTCGTCCTGAGTTGCCAGACGACCAGCGAAAGCAGAGCCGAAAAGCGCGTTCTGGATAACAGCGCTCTTAGCAAGCAGGCTGAGAACAGCAGAGCTGGTGACGATCTCACGCAGTACACGACCGGTTGCAATAGCAGCGTCGCGCACGCCCTGAATATCGTCGAGGATGGCCTTTGCCTTTGCCTCGGTAGACCAATCGAAAGTCTTGTTCGTGTGGTCGGTCGGAACACCGAAGTCGATCGTAGTGTTGACATGGTTCTCGTTGATGGTCATCTTGCCGGTTGCAAGCAGCTCCTGCTTTGCAACCTCGGTACGGGTCTTTACACCCTCAGCCAGACGTGCCATATCGTCAAAGATATAGTCGAGAATCTCGTTGTTGGTGTTTACGCCGTGGTTGCGGAGCAGGCGGACACGCTCAGAAAGGTTGATCTTGCGCTTGATGAGCAGCTTCTCAACGGTTACGATGCTTGCAGTCGGGCGGGAGCCGATCTGTGCCTCTGCGTCGAGCGCGTGCACGGTTGCCATGGTCGGCAGGTATGCACTGTCAGACATTGCGAGGTACTTTGCGGTGATATTCTGCGTCTTCTGGTCAGGGAACAGGCGGTCGCCGGACAGCTCCGGGCGTGCAATGTTGAAATTCTGGCCGAAGTCCAGCAGGTCAGCTTCTTTCAGCAGTTCTACAAATTCCATAGGTTATTACTCCTTTACGCTCTGGTGGTTTCCGGCGCGTCAACAAAAACAACGCCGCTCTTTTCGAGGGTGGACTTTGCGCCAGTCTTGGAGCTATCGTCCGCGCTGGGTGCTGCGGGCAGGCGGTTTGCATATACGCGGCCAGCAACAATAACAGCAGCTACACGGTCGCCGTTGGTTACGTCCACATCCTCAAATACAATGCCCTCTGCGGTGTTGTCGTTCAGCGGGAAGATAGTGCCCTGCTTAACAACCTTTCGATTGCCATCAGCAGTGCCGAGGGTTGCAGGAATGAGACGGGTCTTGGTAATCAGACCAACTTCGCTTGCGAGGATAGACGGCTTGCGTGCACCGTCAACTTTGTTTACATAAGTGCCCATAGGTTATTTACTCCTTTCCCTTGGGTGCGAACTGTGCGGAATACCGCTGTGCAGCCAGACCGGCAGCACTTACCGCATGCGGTGCGGGATTCTGAATCGGATTTGCAAACGTCGGAGCAGGTTTTTCGCTCTGAAATGCCGCCGGGTCGGATTCCTGCTGCTTCTTGCAGTAATCGTCAAAGCCGGTCAGCGTGCCGTCCTTCATTTCCAGTTTGTTTGCGGTCAGGTCAGCGATAAACGCCTTTTCTGCCGCCTTGGAGGTAAACTTAATACCCTTTGCGGTGATACCGGCGCGTACTGCGTCCGCATAATCGCGGGCATCGAGCTTGCTCTGGAATTCTGCGGTGTCGGTGTCGTACTTCTTCTGCAGGGTGTCGAGCTTAGTCTTCAAGTCGTCCGCGTCACCCGCATTCTTCTTCAAGTCCTCAATGTCCTTGTCGCGCTGGGTGAGCTGGTCGCGCAGGTCGGTAACGTCTTTCTTGGCTTCTGCCGCCTGTGACTTGTATTTCTCAACGTCCTTGCCGTTCAGTGCAAAAACCTTATCTGCCTGTTCGTCAGTCAGACCGATTTCTAACAGTTCTTCTTTCTTCATGTGTGTACTCCTTTCAGATTAGGCGTTTTAGGTGGTCGCCGTCACCGATCTGCCTGCACTTTTAGGCTTGCAGGATAGCCAATTTCCGTAGTTTAGTGCCGTTGCGGGCATGAAAAAAGCGCCTTACAGCGCTGGATTCACTTTATCAAAGTGGGTTATGCGATTATCAAAGTCGATTTGCTAACAGTTTGATTATTCCTCTCCCTCTGTTAACTTTTCAGCGTTCGGCATCATTGCCCGAGCTTCTTCCTCGGTTACGCCGTACTTCTTTGCAATGTACAGCTCGCCTCGAATAAGACCGGCAGAAACGTCATTGCGCATATCCGCAAGTTCTTTCTGCTTGCTCTCGGTGTCCTGCACAACGCCGTCTCCCCAATCACACTGCAAGTCCCAATCGCCAGCAGGTGCAAGGCCGTAAAGCGTGGCGTATACGTCCATGCCATACAGCAGGCCGTTCAGAGCGTGTTCAAGTGCCGCCTGCGTATCCCTCACAGTGACGTACATTGTCTGTTTACTGGATACGATCTCGGTTGCAGTTGCGTTTACCGTCTGAGGGTCGGACAGCGTTCCGAAAGACAAGCCGCAGTTCAGCTCGATCATCTTCAAGGTGTCTTGGAAGCCCTTGTATAGTGCATCATTGCGGAATTCCGGCGAAAACTCCTGATAGAAGTCTACGTTTTCAAACGGCATCCGGCGGAACAGACGGTCACGGAGCAGCGGGTTCGTGTGCGATAGTCCGTGCTCATCTACAACGCGTTGCGGAATCGCAGAATCACTCATCAGGATACGGCGTTCGCCGCTTTCATATTCCCACATGAGACGTTCCCACTGCTGGTCAGCCTGCCGGATGAGGTCAACTGCTGCGCCGCTGTAAAGTGACACACCGAGCGGGCTTTCCGGCTCGATGTTGTTTGCAATCGGCACTTTGAAAAAACCGAAAAGCGGACGTTCTACATTCTGAATCGTCGTTTCCGGTGCAATCTGCGCCCAGTCCTCTACAGTGTTCAGCGGCACTTCCGAGCCGATACTACCGTTCTTGTCGGAGTTGTACGCCTTGTTCTTGATGGTGTACACGCCGCTTTTCAGTTCGTGGTACTCCAATTTGGTATAATATCGGTTCTTTTCTCGCTTGGTATCCGCGAACACTGCCGCTGTGATTTCGCCGTTGCTGTCAACACTGACCGGGTACGCGCTGCCGACTGTGTTAAAGTCCACAAGCACACGGTTCTCTGATACAAACGGCTTGTAGAAGAAACCGCCGACCGAGAGACCCTTTTCAACGTCAATTCGCATGTGTGGAATCATACCGCGCAGGCTTTCGTTTAGGAACTCTGCTCGTGCGCCGCCATCAACAGTGATGGTGCTTTCAATGGTGGTTGGGCGTGCCACTGCTCGGCAGATAGCCGACGGCAGGCCGCAAGACGTAACATTCCGGTTGCCGTGCTGACCGAGCCACTCGGCATCGTCCATATACATCCGTCGCCACAGGTCAATGTTTGACTGCATCGTGGAATCATATACCGCCGTTGCCCCTGTCAGCTCTTCAATTTTGTTTGCCGGAATCATTGCTTGCCTCACCGCCTTTATTAACTGCTTCAACCGTTCAAACATTCACAAGCCCCCTTGCTCTAACCTCTCGGCGCACTATCGTCTGGAAGTAATAGCGTGATGCGTCCATATCATGGTCAAACTCCTTGATAACCGCATCTTCGGGGGATTTATCGTCCCACATATACATGCCGAATTCGTCGATTGCTCCGGTACAGCTTGCATTGTACTGTGCATAACCAGCAGCAAGCAGCGTTCCCATCAGGCGGATACCGTCAAGCACGCTGTTGTCTGCGTCACGCACACGGAATTTACCGTGTCTGCGGATTGTTTCCTTGAACGATGCAGCCGAGGGGTCAATAATGATCGCCTCGATATACTGACCACCAACGAACGTTTCAAGATCGGCGTAGTATTCCTCATCTGTTTTCTGTTTCTTCTCCTTGCGGCTGTCGTGCCGATACGCACGCACGCAAGTTGATTTGCAGGTCATTTCATCAAACCGCCAAAGTTGGAACACGGTCGGGTTAATCGTGCCGTAGTCACAGGACACAAACCAGCGATTGCCGGAACCTTCACCATCCGTAACGTGCAGTTCGGTCGAGAACATAGGATAAACCAGACCCTCTGCAACACGTCGCATACCGAGAATATCACGCTGATACCAGATGCTCTTGCGGTCGTATGTCGCAAGGATTTCTTTCAAGCGTTCATCCGATACAGAAAGGTTGTCTGCAATGGTGAAATGTCCGTAGTTGAAACCGTAGTTTGGGTTCTCTCGCTGCTTCTCCATATGGAAGTTGAGCACGTCTGTATAGTACGGGTGGTTCTCGCCCTTCGGGTTAAGATCGTGATAAATGCCACGGTCTCCACTCGTCATGGTACGGTCAAAGACTTCCTGTACAAACTTAGGGTGGCACTCGTTTGCCTCGGTGATATACGCAAGGCCGTAAGTGTTGCCCTTGATGTTCTTCTCGTCGCCGTCTTTACGACCGCCGGATACAAGCACGATCTTCTCAGCGCCGTTCCGCGTCTTGACGTAGATGCAGTCTCGGTTCTGGTACTTACCTACCCGGCAATTCTGCTTGCCGAAATAGTTAATCATGCCGTAACCGTCGCAGTCGATGATATTAAGCATTGCCGACGCAGTAGAAACGCCTGCAATGAGGTGAAATCTGTTCGGGTGCTTTTCCAATCGAGCGCAGAACGCCGTTGTTTGCAGTACGTTCTTACCGCCGCGCTTACCGCCCTCGGCCACGTTGAACCAGCTATGAAGGGATTTATAGAAATAATCCACTTGTTTTTTCGTGAACGGTGCGGGGATATTATCCATCTTCAAAATCCTTTATGTCTCTGTCCGGTGCGGGCTTCATCAGCATATCAACGAGCGGCTGCACGCCGTTGTCGTTGTCGCTTTCCATCGGCGCAGGGGTATCGCTCTGCCCGAGGTACTGCCTACCTAACCAGATCAGCATTTGTATATTTCCATCTTTAGCCGCCTGTACCTGCCAGTGTCTCAAACGCAAGCGCATCTGTGACACGCCGCGCACATAAGCCGCCCTTACATCCTTGCGATTCAGGAAGTTTCCTCTCGCAAAGTCCAGAGCGTCCGCAATGTCCGCTTGGGTGTTGCCCTCTGCGGCAAGTTCTTCAACAGCTTCAAGATCAATTACTTTCTTCGGTCTGCCTCTCGGCATTTCATAACCTCCTTTCACCCAATAGAAAAGCACCGAGGCTTTTCCCGGTGCTTTGTCTGTTGAGTTGTGTTTGCTTAGGTCGAGGACGAGCGAGCGCCACGAGCGCCAGCCGCACGACGGCCAACCGCTACGCTACGACGGCGCACACCGCCAGAACGACCACGGTTTGCAAGTCTGCCACTACCATAACCACTACCCATGCTTCACACCTCCTTTCAAATATACAAAAAGGACTATCTTTCGCAGATAATCCTTTCCGTTATATTTATTCACCAATGATTTTGCTCAAATATTCTTTTGAGCCTTTGCCGATTCGCGCAAACTTCATATCTTCGGTCTTAATCGGACGCTTGACCGCTCGCGCGAATTCCTTGCCTTCGATGTACTTTAGATCGGTATCGAATTCGAGGGATGCGAGAAATTCCTCTTTCTGCGCTCTGCTGGTAAAGCAGATACAACACCAATATTCAGTGTCGCACATATCGCGGAATCGCTTGTTCTCAGCGCCCATGCGCTCACGGAAACTCTTTTCTACGTCTCCCAGCTCATCGAGGCACTCGCTTTCGAGCTGCTCTAATTCAATGTGATCGTCTTTTGTTTCCTTAACTTCGTCGTCGTTCCAATATCCCATTACAGTTCGCCCCTCCTGAATAGCTCCAACTCTGCCAGCGGGAACCATGTGATAATCTTCTCGTAGTCCCGCGGGAAATTCTCCTTGATCGGCTTCAAGAACCGATAATCAATACCATCGAACGTTCTACCGAACAGCTTGTAGTCTACCGGCAGCCGAACACCGCTTGCATCAAATTCGCGCAGCAGGTCGGCTTTTACCCAGTCGAACACCGGATAGAACCGCTTTGCATTGTGGTTGATTGCTCCATGTGTTTTCATGGCGATACGCCGCATAGGGCTATCTGCCATTCTAACGCCGGTCGCAGTGTATACGCATTCCGGCAGGCGCTTGCATTCGCGGATGATCTCGCCAATTTCGGCATCGTCATATTCTTCGCCGGGCAAATCCAGCGCCTCGATCTTGGTTACATGCTCCGGCGACTGGAAGACCAGATTTCGCAGCAGCCGGTACAGTGATCTGTGCGGCAGTCTGTAAATGTGAGTGCCGAAAAAATCCTCGTAGTATGCAAGGCTCTTTTCGACAAACTCCAAGCCGGGCACTGTATAGCAGTAGTACGGTACGATGTGCTTGAAATACTTCCTCAACTGCAACCACGCTGCAATGCTGTCCTTACCTGTGGAAAATGCCAAGATCGCGGTATCGCATTCCTCCGCCATAGTACGGCACAGGCTTTCGCCGCTGCTTGCATCTACTCTATCATACACTACGCTTTGTCCTCCTTGTCCTTGTTCATCTGGACGCGCACAGCACCCAGTACATAACCTTGCACGCTCTGTCCGGCATCGGCTGCGGCCTGTCTGATCTGCGCACCTTCCTCTTTTGTCGGGCGCAGCATAATGTTATCGCGCCGCCGGTTATATTCGGTGCTGGCTCTCTTCTGCGCCTCTGTGCCTGTGTATTTCTGTGTTGCCATTGTCAAGCCTCCTTGTGCTACTATGATAGCACAGTCAGGCCATATCAGTAAACTGACATATTGCATAAATAAGTTAACTGATATTTGTAAAGAATGTGCATTGATTCAATATCAGTTAACTGATATACTATAGTCACAGCAAATGAAAGGGAGTAATCAATATGACCGCAACCACCAATCTCAGCAGCTACTTAAAGCACTGCATTACCCGCTGGTACGACAACTCCAAGATCGACTATGATGTAAACGGCTACTTTGTAAGTGCCGAGACCACCGAGAACAACCTCTACATCACATGGGTAGAGGAAGAAGAAGAACACACAATGCGCATCGGCTACTACAAGGACTTCACAGCCGAGCAGCTTTATAACATCTGGATGGAGGGTTAAACCATGACTTACACCTACGAGATCGAGCGCCGCATCTGCACTGAGTTCTGCAACAAGTACGCATTCGCCTACTGTGAAAGCTGCCCGCTTTACAAGGCGTGCTGCGGCTTTGAGAACGACATGAGCAAGACCACCGAAGAGAACGAAATGCGCTTTGAAGCCGGACTTGCAAACGCCCTCGCCGCTTACGATGCACAGCACTAAAGGTTCTCGCGGGTTCACCCTTAAAGCCCGCACCCATAAATTTTAATTTCTGTGAGAAGGAAGAACTCTACCAGAAGCGAAGCGGCGAATTCTTTCTTATCGGTCAAGGCGGCGCACAAACGCAGTATGCACGTTTTTCAATGGGCGGCGAAAGCAAGCCGGGCATTGAACTCCGTCCGATCGAGCCGGAAGAAGCGTCTGACTGGGCCGAGGAACATCTCACGGCCGATGAGTACGAAGCACTTTTCGGACCGGTTGCCGAGGACGGCAGCCGCGGCCGCATTACTCTAACGCTGCTCAACTCCACCATTGACACCGTGCGGCGTGAAGCACAGCGCAGAAAAATGAATTTTAATGAGTACCTCGAAAAACTCATTGCTCAGCAAATGAAGGAGGACCAGAAATGAAAGTTCAGTTATTCTCCACGCCTTCCGCGTATCCCGCGTATTATCTCCGCTTGAAAGACGGCGTTTACGATCGAGTGAACGCATTTCCCGCTCCTTGTACCGCACCGGGAACGCCGATTGACCAGCGATATGCACGCGCAATCGACAAAGACAGATATTTTCCCGTTATCACCTCAGCGCATGACGGATATATCTTTTTCGGTCTGCCGGAAGGTGCCGAAGTTTACACCGCAGCTGAGGTAGCCGCCATCGACCACCCGAACCGCGTCAAAGAATAAAATACCTTGTTTCTCTATGACAAACCCCGCTCACCAAAGCCATAAGGTGAGCGGGGTTTACCATTATACGACTGTTTCGGTTCCGCAGGACTTGCACCTGCTTTCAGCTCTATGCAAACCGGTATACCTCCACAGGGAGGTATGAACGCTTTCGTTGCGCCTGAACGCCGGGCTTTTACCGGTGATCTCTCAGCTGTCCAGAACGGTTGTATGAAATCCAGAGAGGTATAACCTCACTTTCGCAAGTTTGCTTGTTCCGTCCTGATGATTAGGTATGCTTATCGCAAGAGATAAACAGACTGTCGCTCATTTGCAGCGTGTACTTAGCTGCCCGAAAGCGGCTTTTTCGGCTTTGTAACTTTGTACCGGTGGTTTTGCTCTCGGCTCTCTAAGTCCGTGTGAGTGCTTATCCGGTGAGCACTCGCCCTCTCGATATAGGCTGTTCGGCGTCTCTGTCCGTCGTGTCACAGTTGCTATCGGTCTGTAATCCGGCTGATTTCCTTGTTAGGTTACAGCGGGGAGCGACCCCAGTCGCGGCGTGCCTGCAAGCACCCGCTGAACTCTGCAAAGCCGTTGCAGCAGCTCCGCAGGCGTTCGGAAACAGATTGTCCGTCTTTCCGGACTGTCAGAATATTATCGTCCTCGTTGGAGGCGTTTTGCTCCCTCCGCCTCATGCGGTTTCGGGAGCAGATCGCCTTGCACGTCGTCCATCATGCAAGGCTTGCAAAAGTCCGCCACATTGCCCTTGGCTAAAAAGGTTCTGTACGTTACCCGTTCGGCCTCATGAAGCCATCCGGGCATGTTTGCGGTGACTGTTGCCCGCAGACACCGCAACCCATTCTCAATTTTAGCGTGTATGTTATTACTCCGTCACCCTCATGCAGGCTTTGGAGCATATCGGCGTGCCGCGCAAAAGGCACGCCGAAAGAATAGAAAGGATAATCAATGCCTTCGTTCCGCGAAAGGCGTTTTGCTCCTCAGCCCTCATGCAGACTTTGGAGCAGGTCAGCGGCAGGTCTCCCCACCGCTTAAAACGGGACTTTAGGTAGAAATGGAGGAACGAAACTCCGTGATTCTGCTCTTACGAGCTTTTATCACAATACTATTATAACACCAGTTTTTGTGGTATAGTGTGGTAAGTTTTCCACAGATTCATGCACAATCTGTTAATAACTTCTCCACTTCCCGCAGTGCGCGAACGTGCATCCGTCCGCGCACATGATCCTCGTTATAGTGTATCTTTTCGGCGGTCTCTCTCCACGTTCTGCCGTTCACGTAATGTTCGATCAGCAGCGCCCGCAGCGCCGCGTCCTGTACTTTAGCCGTTGTGCTGATAATCTCAGCCTTAATCAGCGCAAGCCGTTCTTGCTCTCTCTGTATCTTCTCGGACAGGGCAAGATATGCATCCGCCTTGTTTGCGGTCACGTCACTGCCGCCGCTCGGCGTGTCCTTGATCGTCGCCGTTGCGCTTGTCGCCCGTGTCCACGCCCTTACTCGTGCTTCCTCCAATGCAGAGATTGATTTTTCAAGGTCAATCCCTCGTCTGAGCCATTCCTTGGTCGTCGTGTGCCACTACCTCCTCCATGCCGCGCTGTGTATATCGCCTGCGACGGCTGATTCTCGCCGCCTTGCGGACGCAACCCACACCCGGTTCACATCCGCGCGATTTCCCCGTGTCGATCAAATAATGACACGCCCATAGCTTAGACCCTTGGCTTGTACCCAGTACTCGCCAGTATGCGCACCCAGCGCATTCGCTTTTCTTTTTCATGCTAATGCTATTCCATTCTCCCGCAGTTCTTCAATCAGATCGTCGATTTTAACGTATTTTCGGGCAATACTGTCTGCGAGGTAGTTTGTTTCGTCCCATATCCGCCGTAATCGGTCATAGTCGTACCCTTCTTTATCCCGTAGAACGCTAAACATAATTGCCCATGTAGACGCAACCGCCGTGTTCGTTGCGTCTCGTTTGGCTTTTTCTATGTCACCCTGCGTCGCCGGTATTCGGTATGGGTTGACTTTCTTTTTCTTCGCCATTTCCGTACCTCCAATTTTCATACCGCCGTATCTCGTCCAGATACTGCCGCATCTCCGTGCTGTACTGTCTCACTCGTCCATCCGCTCCAACATATCAATGTACTTTCTCGCCATCGCCGCCACCTGAATTGCCTCGCAAGCCGCAGCTTCGGCGTACTGCTCAACGAGAGCTACATGCTGCGCCGTCGGGATACCGTCACGGATACGGTGCCAGAGCTGCTCCATTGCCATTTCGATACTGTCGCATTCTTCCCGTAGCTCCTCGGATTCCTCCTGCATTATCGCCCATCCCTCGTGCTCCGAGTGAAACTGCGGAAAACGCTCATTTGCGCTTTCCAACTCCTTTTCCACCAGCATCTTTACATCTTCACTCACTGCGTTCATCGTTTTCCTCCTGCGTAAACGCCGCTCCGCAATTTGCGCAGAATCGCGGCTGTAGATACCATCCGTTGTTCGTCATCATCGTATCCGCACCGCAAGATATACACTGGTAAACCTCGGTGTACCATTCATCCACGCCCATCTTGATGTACTTAGCCGTCATGCGAATCCTCCTAATGCTGCTTTAAGCAGCATAATCGCCAGTGCTGCCAACGTGCAGCCTGTAAACACCAACAGCATTCCGATCAATACGCGGAACGCAATTTCTTCAAAATCCACCGTATCACCTCAAACACAAATCATCGGCGGGTGTGGAATCTCCGTATCTATCGGTTTCCACAGGTGCAGGCAGTACGGATAATTGTTGATGTACTCCGACTTAGGCGGGTGGAACTGCATAACGCGCTCGTCCTCGCCGAAAAACATATCCTTAATCGCGCACATCTCGTCCCATGTCGGGCAGCACTTGCGCTGTGCAGAGCCGGGCGAAACGCTGACGTGTTCCCAGCCCATTCCATTGCTTGCAATCACTCGGAACGACTTGCCGCCGACATACACCTTAAAAACACCGTTTCCGCTGTCGCCGGTGCATCCATATAACTCGCGTTCTCTGTCTTTCAGCCGGAACTTGTCCAGCTTGTGCAGGTCAATCATTCTGTATACCTCCATAATGTTCTACAATATACTGGTTCGCCGTGGTTTCCGGCGCGGTTTTGCATACGTTTCTAAAGGCGATCGCACCGAAAACCACTAAAAGCACAGAGAGCATAACCAGTGCAGCGCTAATGTTATCAGAGCCTATAAATCTGGCTATAAGCACTGCAAGTCCACAAACAACCGCTAACGCGCTCAAAGCAAGTACCGTCGCTTGTGCTGTATCCATCTGGGCGGCGATTTCAGCAATGGTCATTGCGGTAATCCTCAATCACATCAATACCGTATGCAATAGCGCACTCGTTCTCGATTTTGCAACCGCGGTACTTATCCCAGTCCTTCGCAAAATAAGCGACGTCAGCCGTAGACAGCAGTTCCAGTGACTTAGCCAGATACCAAAGCGGACGCGCGTCATGTGGCGCGTTCTGAAAAAACGAATCAATCACTTCTACCGGCTCACCGAGTTCACGCTCTGCGGATTCGATAGCCTTTGCGCGGACTGCGAGAATTTCTTCGTCCGTCTTGCCCTTCATAGGCTGAGAAATAAATAACTTTTTCATTCTTCCACCCTCTCATACGTTTCTTTAAAGATATTAGCCTTGCAGGGGTAGTATTCGCCTTTTACGCCCTTGATGATGTAGTCGCCGATAGTGGCGTACATCATGCCCTCAAGAGTGCTTATCATCAAATCGTAATTAAGAATCACACCATCTGCACGCTGCTTGCGAGCAGTAAAAATTGCTTTGTTTCCACAGAAATTCGCAATTCCTTCGCGGTTCTTACCCGTCCAACGGACGGCCTCAATCTCCACGGGTTTCTTTCTGTACTTCATTCTTTGCTCTCCTTTCAGCCTTTCGGGTAAGCATCTTTCTTGCTCTTTGCTCGGATTCGATCAAAGGCAGCTTCAACCAGATTGCGCCAGAATGTGCAGTGCGCTGAAAATTCGAAAATTGCTTTACCACCGATGAACAGCAAGCACCAGAGCAATCCAAACAGAAGAATCAAACCGCCAAAAATTGCGGTAGCGCAAACATATGCGTTGACAATCGGGTCAGGGATGTTAGGTATCATCGTCCGTAACCTCCATCTCTCGAATCAGTCGGTTCATATACCATCGCGGTTTCTTTCCGAACTTCATTCCGTTACTCCCTCACATTCCGCCCCGCAAGCCGCATAGCCTGCAAGATCAATCCAACTGTCAGCCTTTCCGCCGCCTGCTGCAATGCGTGCAATCTTGAGCAGCGCCATCATCATGGCAACGTCGTTCGCGTCGATATACACACCGCCCGCCTCATCCACGCACGCGCGCCTGAGGTATGTTTCCCAAAGTTCCGCGATCGTCTCAAAATTATCCTCCGGCGTGCCGTAGTCCTGCTCGCGCTGTCCGCATACACACTTCTCCGCCGCGTGCAGGATGTCCGCACGGGTCAGCTTGCGCTTTACGTCCTCGCTGTTTTCCTCGACTGCCTCGGCAATGGTGGGCGTGTCGTCAATCACTTCAAAGTCGAGTAAGTGCGCCACCTCCTCCGGATTTTCATTCGCGTATTCTTCGCAGTATTTCGTACCTCTCTTGCGATATAACACACAACCAAAGCAATACCGCTTTTTTTGGCAATGCTCACCGACCACCGACTCAATGCTGCCGTACACCTTGCCGTCTTTCTTAAACACCATTGTCTGTATCTCCGTCCCTTCTCTCGCCGTAGCTGCAAAAATTGTCAACACACATCGGCATATAGTTAAATGCACGGCAACGTACAAGGCCTCTCCGTTCTTCTGTGCGATATTTGCAATCCTTGCACCGTACCACCGGCACAACGTCGGCGGCAGGGCGATTGAGCACCTCATTGAGCACAACGGAATATGCGTAATGTTCCCCCTTGCCTTCAGGTGTGTGCGTTACATAATACTCAATGCGTGCAATCAAATTAGCGCGATCAATGTATTCAGCCATTGTCTGCGCCTCTATTCTTCATCAAAAACGAAAAGGTCAACGCTCATTTCGCTTTCTTCTTCATCGTCAATAGCCACATATACCTTATCATTGAACGGCACGATTAACTGACAGCAGTCCAATTCTTCACCAGTAGCCCGTCTAAATTCTTCTTTGGAAATTTCCGTAACCTTAAAGTAACGTTTCATTATCAATCACCCTTTTTTCTTCCGCTTCTTTCATCCCTCCATTTCTTTTCGCAGTGAATCCTTGATGTAGTAGTCAAGCCAAAGCCGCTGGCAGAGCTGTTCCACATCCTGCCCGAACTGCTTCCAGTCGATATTGCTCGGATGGTAGTTCAGTTTCCCGATTTTTACCTTGTCGATAATATCGTGGCATTCCGAAAGCATTTCTATAACCCCATGAGGGTTCAACACCGGCTCACAGGAAACCCATGTGCTGATACCGCATTGTTTCGCAGAGTAGAGGTCAATCAGCCGATCAGATGGGGCATAGGGGCCAATATCGGAGCCATCGTAGGTGATTCCGTACCAGTCATTTTTGTCCAGCAGGTCAAAGTCCCGGCTCCCTTCACCCTTTGTGAGAATCTGAACATGGTTCCCGCTCTCTTTGATGACTTTGATGACGGCCCTAGTGGTGGAAGTGTCGTATCCAGTGGGGTACGGGTCACAGACGAAGCAGAGGTGGATAAGCTGTCCCTTGACCTGCTCTTTCTCCAGCTGCCGCTTCAGCGCCTCCACCAGCCCAGGGCGGGGTGCTACGATGGCGTGAAAGGTCTCACGATCCCGGTGCAGCACATTCGGTGCGAAACAGTAGTAGCACCTGTGGGGACAGCCGGTGTAGATATTGACGGCGTAATCGCCGTATTCCTTGGCTTTTCCTTTCGGAATATACAAAGGTTTCATGTTTTTACTCTCCTTCCCGCCCGGAACGCCTTGCATACAATCTGCGATTTCTCGCAGGCAATTAGAACTTTCATCGTCTGCACCTCATTCTTCGGTGCAGCGTTCAAAACTGCTTTCTCAACCATTCACACCACACCTTCCAATCCAATCTGTACCGTTTCCGGCTCTTTCAGCATCTTCTCCACCGCATCGCGGTAAAACTCCTTGCAGATTTCAAAACCGTAGCTATCGCGCCCCAGCTCCCGTGCTGCTCTGAGTGTTGAACCGCTTCCGGCGCATGGGTCAATCACCACATCGCCCTGGTCTGTGAAAATCTCAATCAGCTTTTTCAGCAGCTTCACCGGCTTCTGTGTCGGGTGCAGCTTTGGTACTTCTCTACCGTCGCGTTCCCAGTCGATATGGTCAAACACCATCTTTCCGCTTCCGCGAACGACCTTGCCGTTCTCGTCATACCGCCTGCCGTTGTTGAACTTCGGCAGCTTGTCCCGGTACAGTACAACCGCAAACTCAGTTGCGCCTACAATCCGCATATTAGCTTTAAGCACCTGTGCCGAATACGGCTTCGTGAAAAACAGCGGATAGCTGTTCTTGAACCCGTACCGTCTGCCGTACTCCATTACCGTCTGCATCTGGTCGAACGCGCAGAATACGATCATCTCCGGTGCAGCGTTGCGTTCCTTTGGCTCTTTCTTCAAAAGCCGGTTGCAGAAGTGCATATATTCCGCGATCTTGAAATAACCATCCGTGCGGAAAAAGCTGCTTTTCGCCTTTGCACTTTCTCCGTTCTTGTTGTCGCCGCCGACATACCACATTGGATTGCTTCCGTATGCGTCCGCGCCAATGTTATACGGAATATCCGCAATCACCAACTGTGCTTTCGGAATCCCGTAACGCTTGTAGTTCTGGAAATTATCGCAGAACAACTCACATTTAACCTGTTTCATCTTCCGCTCCCAAAATCTCAACCACAATCCTCGGATTCTTCGCATCCACCTCAAAGTGATCTTCAAATCCTCGGATATTCTTCCAACCGTCGTTCGACAGATACCTTGCTTTCACCAACGCATCCTGAATCACCTTTCTGCCGAACGCGCAGATATTGTCCTTATCCCGCCGCCGGTCTTTCTCGTACCAGCGGTAGATCATATACACCGGTTCTTCAAACTCCACGTTTCCGAGCTGTCTTGCCGCGTGCATCACAACGGTTTCGCACTTCTTCTTGAGCTGTGCGCCCAAGTACCGGTTGCGCCGTTCCGCCTCGATCAGCTCATTCAGTCCCGGCAGCGGGCCTTTGATTACAAATTTCATCTTTCACCTCTGCTGGCTTTCACTCGTGCCGCCCACTCATTTTCCCAGTCACTGGCGGCGGGCGCACCGTTAAACATCGGTGCATCCGTTTTGGTTTTCTTCGGCTTGTCTCCGATTCTGTCCCAAATGATACCCTTCCAACCTTGCGACATACTCAGCCGGATAACCTCGGCTACTGCCTGTTCTCCGTGCTGCTTTACGCGGTTCTCAATCATCGTGAGAAGGTTTCTGAGACCAGTTGGCTCGTATGCATCCCTGCGCTCCTTCTTGTATCTAATCCAATCTTGAACCGCCGAACATACCGGTTCCGAAAATCGTTCCGTTAGGTCGAGTTTCTTATCGGCTTCTTGGGTCTTGGGTTTCGACTTAGACTTCGGCGGACATTTTGCCGGTGTTGTCGCTTCATCGCGCTCGGTGCTCTGGTACTCGTCGTATTTGCAGACTGTTATCACAGTGTAGTGCCGATTGGTTTCCACCGTGATTTCGCCGGTCTTTTTCAGTTTACCGAGCGCCGTCCGTACCTGTTGCACAGACAGTCCGCTTTCCGCCGAGAGTGCCGCGTAACTGGTCGCAAACGCACCGCGTGGAATCTCTATGCCCTGCCACTCACAATCCTTGTAATTAGCTCTCAGCAGGACATGCAGCCACAGTTTGCAGGTGGGGAGGTCTTTGTACCATCCCCACTCCGTAAGCGCACGGTGCAGCTTAATGTGCCCGTTCATTTCCCATCACCTCAGAACGGAACGTCCGAATCTTCCTCCGGCATATCCGCAAAATCGCTGTTCTCCTTCGACTTGCCCTCGTTCTTGCCTCCGCAGAAGTCAATGCTTTCGCACTGCACCTCCCACGAGCGACGCTTATTGCCGTTCTTGTCCTGCCAGTCACGGCTTTCCAAACGGCCGCTTACAATGCACATATCGCCCTTGTGGAACCATGTGCTTGCGTGCTCTGCCAGCTTGCCCCACAGGACAACGGAACAGAAGTCGCTCTGATATTCTCCGTTGTTATCCTTTCTGCTGCGTTGTACCGCAATCGTACCGCTTGCTACAGCCGTATTAGACTGCGTGTGTCGCAATTCCAAATTATCTGTTAATCTTCCTTGTAAAACGATCTTGTTAAGCACTTGTATTCCTCCGTTTGTTGCATTTTTTCAATCCATTATGCAATTTCGCATGTTCTGATCGGGTCAGAACCACGATATTTTCTGGATTGTTGTTTGTCTTATTGCCGTCAATGTGATGTACAATGTCCGAAGATGTCAGCTTTCTTCCGTATTTCTGTTCAGCTACAAGCCTATGTTCCAGCACAAACCCGTGTTTATCTGCTAAGTGGTTGTCTGGTCGATATACAAGAATATACCCGCTTGAGTGTTTCTTTCTTCCTCCGGACCAGTGATAATTTTTATCTCCAGCCATTGCTTCTCTCAGCTTTTGTTTGGTTTCATCTGACATCTTGCGTCCGTACGTCGGGCACAAGCTACCGGTTTTCCCAATGTGCGGATGTTTATGATTTTTCCACAGGAATTTTACGCTTTCAATTCGCGTAGGAACTCTCATGCCTGCTTTTTTCATCTCTCTTGAGAGTTTTTGTCGCTCAATTCCGATTTCGTTCTCAAGCATTCGCAAGCTCGCGCCTTCCGCAATCCGGGTCTCGATGTATTCCCGATATTTTTCTAAATCAACTTTCATCTCCCTGTCTCCTTGGTATACTTCTGCTTTTCCTCGCTCCACAGCGGATACATGCTTTGCAGGTACTCCCGCATTTCCCGTTTGATTTCCTTGCCGTCACCCTGATCCATTTCCCGGTGACAGTCCGGGCACAGCATCACAAGGTTTGTCGTGATACCCATGCCTCCGCGTGCTCTCGATACAAAATGGCACGCTTGCAGCACACCGCCTTTCCCGCAGTGGCGGCAAATGCCGCCGTCCCTCTCCCAGCATTCGCGCCACACCGCCGGGCTAATGCCGGTAAACTTGGTCTGCCGTCTCATTCTTCCATGTCCTTTCTCGCCGCGCGTTCCAGTCTGCGCTTTGCCGTCCGGCGATTTGCTTTTTTCATCTTTGCCCAACCTCTGTGGTTATAAGCCCAGCACTCGTATTTGTGCGAAAATTCGCCGGGGTTTCTTGCAAATCTCTTGTAGTTTCCCCACTTCATACCCCGCGCTCCTCCGGCTTCCATTTACTCAGCCAACCAATCACCGTACTCTCCGGTTCGGTTTCAATACCCTGCTCCTTGCAGTCCTGCACGATCAGATTGATAAGCCGACCCATCTGTAAGGTGTTGTAAGTGCTCGAGCCGTAGAAGCACATCAGATAACCGCCATTGCAATCCTGCGTTACCCATCCGAGGCCTTGCTTGCTCCACAGGTCAGCGATAAAGTCTCTCTGCTGACCGTTCACATACGGCACAAGTCGATAATTGTCCCCGATTTCGGGGATGTACTGCCGGTACACTTCCTCCCGCTTGATTCCCAGCTTTGCAGCCAGTTTTCCCATGCAAGCCCACGCATAAGCGTTTGCCCGCCCGGAACGTTTGTCGTACTTCTTCTTCACCTCGGCGATATAGGTCTTGCCCTCTTTCATCTGTTCGCACTCCACCCGCGCCATAGGCGCGTTCTTGATATGCAAACACAACCAGTTGCCGAGATCGTTATGCACTACCTGTGCATGATCAAACTCATGCGTCATGGCTCATAGCCTCCAGCACTTTGAGTTTCTCGCCCAGTTCGATCAGCGCAGCGTTCATCTTCACAATATCGCCGGAATCTTTCTTGTATTCCTCGTTCCATGCCCGCTGTGCTGCTTCCTTGTCTCCGCCACATACCTTGATTAACAGCCGCTTGACTTCATTCGCCTTTGCCTTAACAGCTGTTACAGCCGGATTCTCCGCAGGCTCATTCTTCGGTACTACCTCGTGTACTTCTGCGTCAGGGTCTTTCATTTCCTCGGTGGGGATGCAGAACACCTGAAAGCAAGCATACTTAAATGCAATGCTCATGGCCTTATTGGTTGCCTTGTCTCCGCTGTCCATGCCCTCGCCGACGACCACGCACTGTACACTGCTGCCGTCCTTGGCGTAAAACGTGTACCGCACCGTGCAGACCGAGTAAATCAGATTACCCTTGTTCTTGGTCTGCCGTTCCTCGCGCTTCTGGTCGATGATCTCCGGCACAACAAACAATCCGTGCTGCACCATAACCGGTTGCAAAGCGTTCATAACGTCGTCAACACCGCGATACTTAAACCCCTGCTGTGTGTTACGCTTTTCTTTTCCGATTACGCCAATATCGGACATAACGCCGATAATCGCCTGATAGATTTCCGCCATATCACTTCACCTGCAAATTCATGTTTTCTACCAGCTCCGCGCCCGGCACGGTCTCGCCGGATTTCAGCAGCTTACCGATTGCTGTCTTGTCCGGCTTACGGTCGATAACCACCTTGCACAGATCGTCCGGCACCATTACGTCATTGGTAATGCTCACCTGCATACTCTTGCGGAACGACAGCGCAGCCCTCGGCGTGCTGATCTTGTCTTTGCCTACAGCAAGCATACTGTCCGCAAGGTGCTGCTTCATGTGTTCAAGGCGCTTCTTGGTCGCATCCTCTCGCGCCTTGAGATTGTCCCGCTCGTTCTTGAGCGCCTTAACCTCCGCGTCAAGGTTCTTGATGGTGACGGCATACGCTTCGGCCTTGTCCTCAAACGCCGCGTCCAGACCGTCTACAGCCTCAAAGCCGCTGACCTCTCCGGTCTCCGGGTCTACCGTGATAGCCTGCATTGCAATCGCAAATTCCTGCGTCAATTCGTATAAATTCATGGTTCGTCCTCCTGTTCAAAGTCCTGCACAGCAATCCGTAAATCAAGCAAGAAGTTCTTAATCTCGATGCTGAATAGGTGTTTGTAATCCTCCAGATACAGCCCGATAGCTGTTTCCGCCTCGCGCATATCCTGCAACCGGTTAAGTCGCTCCTGATCTGCCCTCTCCGGTGGCTCTAACGCCCGCTCAGGGCATCCGGTGATAGTATCACGCATTGCGCAGTGCCTCCAAAACATCCTCGTCCGTTACGAATTCCGTATGACCGTTTTCCCATTTTCTCCAGCCATCGCCGTAGCGGTCGTAGTGCTTCTTCGTCTTAAATGTCCCGTTATCCTGAACTTCGAAAAACCATACCTCGGCTGTCGAGTTCATCGACGCTACGTTTATTTCCACGCCGCTCTCCGGCTCTTTGTCGAGCACAATGTCGAGCAGCTTGTGGAACAGCTTCCTGTTCTTGTCTTTCATTATTCATTCACCTCTGTAATCGCGCCGTTTTTCAGCATATAAAACGTATCCGCTTTGATGGTTTCTCCATCTACGCAAACAGCCTGAACGCCTAAAATGTGCATTTTTTCATCACGTTCCGTGAGCACCAGCCAACAACCGACAGCACCTTTCGCTTTGCTGCCATACCCGGTAACGACCGCAATACTTTCCGCTCCTCCAACCGTGGCGGCGCTCCGGTTGCCCGTGTTCGTGGCGGCGCTCCGGTCGCCCGTGTTCGTGGCGGCGCTCCGGTTGCCCGTGTTCGTGGCGGCGCTCCGGTTGCCCGTGTTCGTGGCGGCGCTCCAGTTGCCCGTGTTACTCTCTTTCGCGTTCTTAAAATCCACTTTTTCCAGAATGAACTTCACGCCAGCCTGAATCAGCCCCGAAAGGCCAATCTCTGTTTCAATCTTGATTTTTTTGCCAACCCGCTTGCTGTCCTCCTCAGTCTGCTCGTTAGTATCCAAATCTACCTCGCAGTAACGCGAATCTGCCGGGTTGTAGTATCCGAATACGTCCATCGGGTTCTCCAGGCGTGGAAACCCTTGTGGCAAATATCCGCCGCGTTTTCCTCGTACTCTTTGCCGATTTCGTACTGAAAACCACGGCATTTCAAGTCCTTGTCAAAGCCTTTGTAGCATTTCACTTTCTTTTCGTCCTCCTCTGTGGTATCCTTGTATTAAATCATTTTACTTTTGCCGCTGATTGGGTGTCCTACCACCCGTCAGCGGCTTTTCTCATGCCTGTTCCGGCATCTCCAACTTCCCACTGAGCGGTGCGAAACACTGCGGAAACGCGTTGCCGTAGATATCTTTCAGCAGCACAAACCGCCATCCCATGCGATCTACGGTCTTAACCTGCTGTGTCGGCGACAGCTTTGCCATCTTCTCGCAGCGCTGCTCCAGTTCAGCCAGTGTGCAAACATCCTCCGGTCGAAAGTCCAGTCCGTCCTTCTTGTGTGGTGCAAACCGCATCACCCGCGCCATGTCAATCACCGAGCCGTTAATTTTTACTACCATGCTTGTCCTCCGTTCTCATGCTGATCGTCTTTGCGCTCTCGCGCATCTGCAAGCCGTACTTCGCGGCGTTCATCGCCTTGCCGATAACCCGGCGCTGCATATCTTTGACTTTCAGCGTCTTGCGTCTTGCTTCCGTCATATCTTGTTTTCTCCCCTCAGCGATAACGACCGCGATATCTCTGCCGGTGCTCATAGGCACACAGCAACATGCTCGCCCTTGCGCTCACCATGCCGACAGCCAGCAGCGCCAGCATGATAGCGGCTCCGGAAAACAAGTCGATTCTTCCGTTCTCGGTCATGCCGCCGCTGATCAGCAGTCCGAGAAAGCAAAATCCTGCTAACCATCCGTAGCGTTTGTAGGTCATTGGTTTCAATCCCCTTTCGCGGTTTCTTGTAACACTCGAACGTAGTGAGAGTGTTATTCTTTTCTTTCTTTCTTAGAAAGTTAAATTAATATATATTCGACCGTAGGGAGAATATATATATACTTCTTTTCTTTCTTTGTTACTTTCTTTCTTACGCCTCGGTGTGTTGATGGTTTGTTATCGGTGTGTTATCGGTTTGTTGATTGTGTGTTATCTGTGTGTTGATGGTCTGTTGTTGGAGTGTTACGCAGACGCTTCCGCCTGCACCAATCGGTTAGCCACATCGGCCACATGATAGCGACCGCCGGTTAAACGCGGAACACCATCTAAATAACGCTGTACGGTACGATAACTAACGCCAAACCAGTCTTTTAACTGTTTTGTGGTAATATATTCGCACCCTGCGAACGTGCGCAAACGGCCTTCAACCGTGCGTCTGCGGTTGCTTAATTCTGTTGCTGTCATTCGTTCAACCCTCCGCTTTCTGTGTGTTATTGGTGTGTTGCTTAGTGTGTTGATGGTGTGCTATCGCTCATCATCATTGTTGCCGCCACGCAGCATTGCACACACAATAAGCAGCGCCATTTCTACGCCCAGTGTTGCCAGCACTCCGGCAACGAACGGGTGAATATACATCGGTTTCACCTCCGCTTGTTCGCCCCTTCCCGACCGTGGTATAATAGCCGGGAAAGGAGGTGTTGATATGATGCACTTAGGTTCAGAGCTTCGCCGTATCGAGCAAGAAGCCGAATTGGAATTTCGTGAATCCATGTTGAAGCAGCTTGAAGATGAACGCCAGCAACGCGAAAAATCTGACGTAGAAGAACGCCGATTCGCGCTGAAATGGAATCGCATCAACCTTGCTGTTGCGATTTTCGCCGCGTTAGTCGGAACGGCCGGTCTTGTTCTCTCTCTTGTGTCTATCCTCTCGTAACAATGCGATCCGATAGACGATACTGCAACAACTCCAACCCAGTGCAAAACTGGATAGGCAAAGCGCTATAACTTTCAGCGCCATGTCCTTCTCACCTCCGCTTATGCGCTCTCGTTGTCATTCTCCACGCCGAATGCCCCGTTGGTAATTTCATCGTCCGTGGCAAACAGGTAAGTGAACGGCTTCTTGAAATAGCGGCACAGTAGCTTGCATTCTTTCGGCGTAAACCGTCCGCTTTTCATTTTGGATTCATAGGCATTTCTGCTGATACCTAAGATATTACCCATATCATCAGATGTCAGACCGTGAAACGCTTTCATGCCCATCAAATTCGGATACATATTTGCACCTCCCTTCTCATTTGTTGGCGCTCCGCCAACCTGTGATTACAGTTTATCAGCAATGCGCCAACTTGTCAAGGGATTTTTCAAAAAATGTTGACAGAACGCCAACTTAGTGTTATGCTGTACTCATAGGAGGTGAGCACATGGAATTCTACGAAGAACTGAAAGCTGCTCGCATTAAGGCCGGTTTAACCCAGCAGCAAATAGCCGACGAAATAGGCATTACAAAGAGTACCTATTGTGGATACGAAACTGCAAAGCGAAACCCTGACCCGCAGAGAATCAAACAGCTTGCAAAGGTTCTTCACATCTCTGCCGATACCTTGTTAGATACCGGCATAGAAAAAGAAAAAGCCCCTGCCCCGGCCAAAGCCGAAACAGGGGAAATCACAAGAGAGATGTCTATTGAGTTGTTAAAGGCTCTCGGATTGCTCGACCAGTCCGGCAACCTTTCCGACGATGATCTCGCGTTTCTTGCGCACATCGTCGGATTGCTCGAATGGCGTTTCGGCGATCATTCGTAGCGCATTGTATATGCGCAGCGGGTTTGTGCATGAATTGAGCATTGCGGTAAAACGGTCGATGTTGTCCATGATGTTTGGTTCCTGCCTTTCCTGTTGTATACTCCTATGATATTACCTTAAAATGGAAATATCAATAAGAACCGTTCGCCTTTATCTGACATATAGTATAGCGAACGTTTGTTCGATTTTCAAGAGGACGCGAACAGCCTTGTTGAAAAGTCCAATAAACAGGACTTATTGCTTCTCTGGAGAGATTCCAGCCTCGCGCAGTTTCTTCGTCAAGAACTGCGCGACGGCTTTCGAAAGGTCACTAAAACCGGCTGCATCAAAGCCGACAAAGTATCCGTTGTTCTCTGCATTGGTCAAAGCTGTTTCAGCAAGGCGGATAGCCTTGCCTCGCTGGTGCTTAGTAAGCGGCAACGTGTTGATATAGTGATATAGGGCTTCAACGCTCTTGATCGTCGTTTCATCGCGTTTAACGCAAAGTCCGTTTCCGTATTCCATGATTAACCCTCGCTTTCCGTTATCCGAGCAGATCGTGGAAACGCTGCACGGCATGGTCGTTATACTTAAACACATCGACTTCCTTCGCGGAATACGGGGACTTGTCATGATACCATGAACCGTATTCATCGGTTTTCATGCCGTACTTGTTGGCAAGGTTGCCGATGGCCTGCTTGCTCACGCCGAACATTTCGCCGATCTCCGTAGCGGAGTAATGGTGCTGGGTGGTCTGCGGCAGCGGGATAACCTCACGGCCTGCGAGCACCGTGCTTGCGTAGCTTGCGCATACCTGACGGTAAGTATCCGACTTTACCTGTGCGGAGATACGCAGCCACAACGACGCTTCACGGGCGCGGCTGTTGCGCTCCATAATGTCAAGGCGGTTCTACTGTGCCGGTGTGATCTTGTATTCGCCGGTCTTGCGGATAGACGGAAGAACCTCGGAAGTAACCCAGTGTTTGAATTCCTTCGCCGTCGGCAGTTTGCTGGACAGGATAAGGCTGTACAGGCCAGATTCGTTGATGATGGTAACAGGCTGCTTGCCACCGGGGGTTGTCATTTCAACCACCCCTTTGTCTTCGTTATCAATGTGCTTGCGAACCGCCTGTGCGGTATCGGAATAGCCGAGAATTTCCGCTACGTCCTTACCGACAAACCACGGCTCGCCGTTTTTCTCGATGGTGCGTACCTGCTGTTCATTATACTTGAATGCAACGATGTTGTTTTTCATGTGTCTGCTCCTTTCGGGTGGTATGGTTAATTACAGTAATTCTTTTGCAGCCTGCACTCCGGCTTTTAAGCCGAGAGCAAACGCATCGCTTTCAAACCTCTGCGTGCAATCGGCCATCATGCTAACGAGCTTATCGTTCTGTTCATTGGTCAGAGGTAAGGAGCGAACGTATTCGCTCAAATTCTGCGCAAGCCGCAAAGCCTCTTGTGTGCGGTTAAGGCCATAATTTGAATAGTTGCCCATGTTTATTGCTCCTTTTCTACAAGTTCGTTAAGGGGTACGTTCAAAGCACTTGCGATCTTGCTTGCCATCTCTACTGAGCAGCTACGTCCGTTGCGAATGCCGGAAACACTCGAAACGGAAATACCGGCAAGCGTCGCAAGTTCCTTTCCTCGCATACAACGTTTTGCCATCGTTGCGGCAAGGATTACTCGATCAATACGCATATATCCTCCTTTCGCTATTTGCGTTTGCATATGTCGTAATTTAATTATATGTGCGATTGAACAGTATGTCAATATAAATTTGCAAACGCATTCACGGAGGGGATATTATGACCGTAGGAGAAAGAGTAAAAAAACTTGCAGAAAAGCAGGGTATTTCGCTTCGAGAGCTTGCTAAAAAAGCTGAATTGTCGTATAACACAGTTTATTCTATTACGCGGCGTGGTAGCGAACGAGTTGCGCCAGACACTATTTCTCGGCTTGCAAACGCACTCGGCGTAAATGTGAACGAGTTGACCGCAGATGCTTCCATCCGCGTAACCGGCGCGCCGGAAATGGTGGAGCTACAGCAGAAAGTAGCAGCTGGTCAGGCAACCGAGCAGGAAAAGCAGGCATGGCTCGAAGCCAATCTAAAAGGCTTAGAGCGTATGCAACACTCAATCGAATTCATGCTGCATGATCTCGCGCAGTATGATGAGACACAAAAAATCGCCCGTCAATCTCGGCTGACGACAATATTCAATCAGCTCACCGATGACGGGCAGGAAAAAGCATTGGATTTCCTTGAAATCATGCTGGGAAATCCGAAATATAAGAAATAAGGGGGGAAATGTAGATGTTTTGCAAACAATGTGGTGCAAAGATAGCGAACGACAATGCAAAGTTTTGTCCTGCTTGTGGTGCAGCAACGAAAACTGGAACGCCCAAAGAGCAGCCGGTAGTGGTGAACGTTACCAACCAGAACACCAATGTTAATTCTTTTGGTATTCCGCAAAGAAGCAAGTGGGTAACGTTTTTCCTGTGCTTGTTTCTCGGTATGTTCGGAGTGCATCGCTTCTATACCGGCAAGATTGGAACGGGTTTAATTTGGCTGTTCACATTTGGAGTGGGTGGTATTGGCTGGATTCTCGATCTTATTTTCATTCTGTTAGGCTCGTACCGTGATAAGAGCGGTTTCCCGCTTAAGTAAAATGCATAAACAAAAAAATAACGCCCACCGGCGGCAACCGGCGGACGTTATACGGGGGTAGAAATCTTGTGCAACGGAATTCTACCCTCTTATTATATCGAAAATAGGAGGAAAATGCAATGCCACGTCGAAAAAAAGACCCTCGCGGCTTTGTCCGTGAGACCGGAACGTATATGGGCAAGCACTACGACCTGAGAGCAAAAACCGAAAAGGAACTCAACGAGAAGATCAGAGCAAAACGCGCAGAGATCGAATCCGGAAGTAAACTCATTGAAGCCGGTGTTACCGTAAAGGAATGGGGGAAACGCTGGGTAGAAACCTACAAGTCCGGCGTGAAGGAATCCACGCGCAGGCTGATCGAGGGACGGCTTGTGAACTACGTTTATCCCTACATTGGGGATATCCCCGTTAGCAAAGTGCGTCCGCTGAACTGTCAGGAAGCGCTTAACTCAGCAGAGGGACGTGCGCCGGATACCGTAAAGAAGGTGCAGCAGGCTATTGAGCAGATGTTCCGTGCAGCCAAGCAGAACGGCTTGTGCGTCAATAATCCTGCGGAAGATTTGAAGATGCCCCGTACTGGCAAGCAGAAGAGCCATAGGAGCATTACAGACCGCGAACGTGTTATTTTACTGGAAACTGCAAAGACGCATCCTGCGGGGACGTGGGTGCTTACTCTGCTGTATAGTGGCTTGCGTCCGGCGGAAAGCCTTGTGCTGACATACGCCGATATTACAGGCGGTATGATTACCGTTAGCAAGGCATACGACCGAGACACCCGCGCCGAGAAATACCCCAAGTCAGACGCAGGCGTTCGCAAAATCCCGATCATCCCCCAGCTTGCCGCAGTCCTGCCGAAAGCCGGTTCGTTCGGTGAATTGGTTTTTCCGCGTAACGGGCACTTGTACGATGATAAGTCCATGCGTGCCATGTGGCAGGGTTTCCGCGCCGCTATGGATGATACCGAACGCGAGTTGATCGCGGCAGGGAAAATCTCACCCATTGCCGAGCAGCTGCCGCCTATCGTTCCCTACGATCTGCGCCACACGTTCTGCACAGATTTAGAGCGTGCGGGCGTACCACTCAACGTCGCAAGCAAACTCATGGGACACGCATCTATCGAGATCACCGCCAAGATTTACACGCACACCGGCGAGGATATGATTGAGCGTGCAGGTGAGCAATTAGCCGCCTTGTTCAGTCCCACATTTAGTCCCATTAACGAAATGCAAAAAACGCCTATGGCTGACATTATGCGAGAGCTGAAAGAACTTCGTGCAGCAGTGCTCAAAGCCGTATAAAATAACAAAAAAAGCCTTGTTTCAATGGATTTACCAAAGAAACAAGGCTTTTTAATGTGGAGCTGCTAACCAGATTTGAACTGGTGACCTCATCCTTACCAAGGATGCACTCTACCGACTGAGCTATAGCAGCGAAAGAAAAAACGGCACGATTACGGTACCGTTTTTTGGCGACCCGGATGGGACTTGAACCCACGGCCTCTAGCGTGACAGGCTAGCGCTCTAACCAACTGAGCTACCGGGCCATATTAACTTAATTTGGTGGGCCTTCGGGGACTTGAACCCGGGACCGACCGGTTATGAGCCGGTTGCTCTAACCAACTGAGCTAAAGGCCCATATAGGGAATCGACTTTACCCTGCCGCCACAATGAAGTGACGGCAAAGCATTGTCTGAGTGGCTCCTCAAGTTGGACTCGAACCAACGACCCTGCGGTTAACAGCCGCATGCTCTACCAACTGAGCTATTGAGGAATATCGAGCGGATCTACGATCCGCAGGTGTAGGCGTTGAGTTATCTTCCCGGGCCGTCGCCAGCCAAGTATTGTCACCGTAA